ACGAGATACGGGACGAGGACGACAACATGCTCCTCGGCTACTCGATCCCCGTGCAGCCGATCATCGACCAGCTGCGGACGCAGCTCGCCCCGGCCAAGGCCGCGGCCACCCCAGCCCCTGCGGCGGCTCCGGAAGGTAGAGGTGCTGCTCTCCCTGCAACAGCAACAGCGGATCCGCCGCAGGCCGCAGTCACCTCGAAGGCCGGCGACAGTTCGCAGAAGGAAGACTTCTCGACGCTGTTCGGCACAATAGGACTGCCCAACCTCCAAATCTGAAAGGGGCAGTTCAATGCCACATGATGCCAATCTCTACGCGGCAGGCGTGAAAGGCACGACGCCAGCCGCAATCCGGGCCGCTCTCGAGGCCACAGTCGACGAGGCTCAGGCCGAGTACCAGTCCTCGGCGGACGCCTCACTCGAGCAGTTCCAGGGACGCCTCGACCTCGAGGAGCTCCCGACGATCAGCGCGATCGACCCGACCTCCCTCTCGGCAGGTCCGGGGGGATCAGTGACGATCAACGTGACCGGCAACGGCTTCACCGGAACCACGTCCGTCAAGCTGGGCGCGGTAGCAGCCAGCTCCGTGACCATCACCGACGACCTCCACATCGTGGCCGTCTTCCCGAAGCCGTTGGCAACCGCCAGCCTCAACGTCGTCGTCCACAAGGGCGACCACGCCAGCAACGCCGCGGTCTACGCATTCACGCTGACCGCGTAACGAGAGGGAAGCGCATGGGAACCGAAGCAGCGAACAAGGCGTTCAGCGCCTACGTCGGGCTCGACAAGCCCGAGAAGAAGTCCAAGGCCAAGGCCGAGGACGAGCCGGAGCCCCCGTTTCCTGAGCCTGAAGAGGCCGAGAGCGAAGCCACGAAGGTCGACCGCAGCGACCACCCGAACGGATAGCAGAGGAGGGCCTGGTGCCGACGTTCCCGCTCCACTACCGGCCGCGTCCGTACCAGGCCACCCTGCACCGGATGTTCCGCACGCATCGCTACTCCATCGCGGTACTGCCACGGCAGACAGGCAAGGACGTCGCCGCATCCATGGAGCAGTGCGAGGCAAGACTCCGCACGCCGAAGACCACAGGGGTTTACATCTCCCTGTCAAATCCAATGATCAGAGACATTCTCTGGGACAAGACGTACATCGACCCTGAGACGGGGCAGTACATCCAGGGACTGCGGGACAACGTTCCCGAGGATCAGGTGGAGTGGAAGGACACGGTCATGGAGGGCCGGTTCTCCAACAAGAGCCGGCTCAAGCTGCAGGGCTACTTCCAGTCAGGGCAGGACAAGGCCGGTGTCGGCACGTCCTTCCAGGACTACACGATCACGGAGCTGGCGCTGTTCAATCGGGAGGATCCGATCCCCCGGCTGATGCCGATCCTCCAGAACCGCGCGGAGGACAAGCGGCTCATGGTCGTCAGCACCCCGCGAGGCAAGAGGCGCAACCCGCTGTGGAAGCTGATGGAATCGCTGAAGGATGACCCGGAGGCAGCGACGCTGATCCTCGGCATCGACGACGTGAACAAGATCATGCGCGACCACGGCCAGCCCGAGGTGTTCAGCGAGGAGGAGCTCGAGCGGATCCGGGACACCTACCTCAAGCGGTTCGGCAACGAGCGCATGTTCGAGCAGGAGTACCACTGCTCGTTCGAGGAGATGGACGCCGCGGCCGTCTACGGCGAGGCGCTGATGAAGCTCATCGAGGACGGCAGGGTCACCAAGTTCAACCTCGACCCGGGCCACCCCGTGTATGTCGCATTCGACATCGGCGCCTCAGGCATGCAGTCCGACGCCACGGCGTGGATCGTGTTCCAGTGGCTGAACGGTCGGCTGTGGATCTACGACTGCGGCGAGGGCCACGGCCGCGCGCTGCCTGAGTACATTGACGTGCTGCAGCCGAAGCACTACTTCAGCCAGATCGGCAAGATCATCCTGCCGTGGGACGGAGAGCACCACGAGAAGGCCGTGAACACCACGCCGGCCGACATGCTGAGGCAGAGGTTCCCGAACGTCGCCGTCCTCGCCAAGAGCAACAAGGTGTGGAAGATCCCCGGCTCGCGCTCAGGGGACTACACGATCATCACCGACATCCAGTCCACCCGGATGCAGCTGTACAACACGATCATCCACGAGGAGAACTGCCAGTGGCTGCTCGAGTGCCTGGAGAACTACAAGTACGAGTACAGCAACAGGCTGCAGCAGTGGACGCAGCAGCCGCTGCATGACAAGCACAGCCACATGATGGACGCCCTGAGGTACGCAGTGCAGGCAACGAAGGAGCTGGACTTCTTCGGAGCGGGCTTCTACGACGAGCATGCAGGCAGCGGGTCTGTCAGCTACGAGGAGGACTGGGCAGGAGTATGGCGCTGAAGAAGATCGTCACGATCAAGCAGTCGATGCAGCATGTGGCCGACAATCCGATGGTCGACATGGACCAGATGCTCGAGCTGCCTGCGCACGAGCTGGTGTGCCGCACCCTGTTCGGCATCGCTAACGGTGCCGACTTGACGGACAAGCCCAGCCAGTCCCGCGCGAACGTCGCACGGAAGCTGATCTTCGACCGCCTCGTCGGAAAGCGCCGTGCAGGCACGTCACCGGCGACGCGCGCACATGCGGGCCTCGAGTTCCACGACCTGACGACATCCCCGATAGGAGACAGTGATGGCCCAGCCGCTGACTGAGCAGGAGCTTGAGAAGCGATTCACCTACCACGCGCCCACCGACCCACGGGTGCGCGACGCACACGACGAGGTGCGCGCGCTGTTCATGGCGGCGGCGATGACCCTGAACGAGCAGCCGCCCGCGGGCAGAGAGGCGTCGCTGGCTTTCACCTCGCTCGAGGACGCAGCGCAGTGGTGCCATGCTGCAATCGCCCGCGACCACACTGCCGTCATCGCCATCGCCGAAGAGCGGCGCGATGAGTGACATCGTCCCTGTCAAGACCTACCGCACCAGCATCCCCGAGGAGCACCGGTCATCGCTCGACACCCGGCTGCAGTGGCTGTGGATGCAGCGGTTCGGCACGGTGCAGACGGTGTACAGCCGCAGCGGGGACATCCTTGATGTCACGGCCGCCACGCTGATCCTGCAGTGCATCATGGCCAAGGACCTGCGCTCGATCCAGCAGTTGTTCCAGCGACTGGAGGGTGGAGCCCTTGACGATCAGGACCTGGCAGACGGGCCCCTGCGGATCTGACTAGGGCTTCGGCTTCGCCTGGATCTTCGACTTCCGCTTCAGCTTCGTCGGCACGGGGAGGCGCCGCGGGCCGCCGCGCTGCGTCGTCTCCGGCCGGGACCAGCCGAGCTCCTTCGGCACCTGTGACAGCGTCTCCGGCCGCATCGTTGCTGGCTTCTGCGGCATGACCTCCAGCGTCTCCCCGCTGGTCAACTCCGTGGGCACAGGCCGCCTTGACGGGGCGGCAGGTCGCATCGACTTCGGTGTCTTGATCGTCGTGGCCATCGGGTCGTCCTCTCGAGGGGCGGAAGCTGCACGTATCGTAGCCTCTCAGGAGACCTGGAGCCCAGCACCCCGTCGCATCTGGCGCCGGTACTTCAACCGCCACAATCGGGCCTGAGGCCGCCTGCACACGGGGCAGCGGCACTTCACCCTGTAGGCGTGGTCGAACGCGATCGAGTCCGGCCTGGTCTCAGGCATCACCCGCTCCTCGACCAGCGGCAGCGGAACGAACCACTTGCCCTGCCACAGCGTGGCGTCAGGGCTAGCGGGTCGGCGCGAAAAGTTTTTCCGCTGCTCCACGGGCACCGGCGTGTACCGGGTGCCATTCGAGTAGAGGCGGGTGCCGTCCTCGAGCACCTTCACGCTCACGGATTGAGCACGCCCTCCGTGTACTCGGCGTAGAGCGTCAGGGTCTTCGGCCGATGCCGGCGGATGTAGTAGCCCGACTTCACCTTGTACGCCTTGCCGACCTTGCGGCCCATGATCCACGTCGTGTACGGCTTGCCGAAGTAGAAGGCGAGGATCGCGTTGAGCTTGCGCAGGT